ATCAAACGCTTCAGAGTTCTGTACAGGTTCCCAACCGTCACCCACTGATGGCGAGAGAACTGTGTTGTCAGACTCTCGCAATAATGCGTTAGTGCCGGTCTCAATCATATCACCGTCAAAGGTGACAAATGATGGCCGTTTGATCACAGACCAATCTAGACCCGCCTGTTTCTGCATTTGACGTGGAGATAGATCCGCAGCAACTTTTACACCAAGACCATGCCATGGAACTTGACCCGCATATGCCATTGTTTCTACTTCGTGACTCATAATGTATTACCTTTTCTCATTGATTAAAAACATATTATGACATATAATTGTGCAAATGTCAAGCGGTTTTAAAAACATTTTTAATCATTCGTCTCAATCGGAGGATAGCCCTCATACCATCTGACCATTGTGTCAACGCGAAAAGAACGCCAAGCAGTTTTATCTAAACACCACACTACAAGATGTTCGGACTCAGTTTCCCTTTGTTCCAGAATTTCTGGTACGTTATGATTTGATAACAAAGTATTTAATGTGCAGGGCATCACTCTTCGCCCACCGTCATTGATCTTATCAAACTCAACGGTAACCACACCCATTTTTGCTGCTTCGACAAATCCAGCAATCGTCGTATGTTCAATCATTTAGATCACCTTCTTTCACAAAGATACCGTCAATCATCTTACCTTTTCTATCTTTGATATCCAGCCAAGCAACTTCAAGGCATTCAGTAATATGCAAATCATTACGTTCCATAATATTAATCATAACAACTAACATATCACCCAAGTCATCACGAATGTCTTTACCCTTACAAACACTGTCACTCAGTTCCCCAAGTTCTTGCATGAGTTTGAGTACTTGATCTTTGTCTGTACTACCATCAATTAGGTTCCGATCACGGTGCCACGTTTTGATACGTGACACCATAACATCAGTAATTCCACGAGACTCGCCATTCCAAGTATCGTTCATGCAGCAGCTCCTTGCTTATTATACGACTTACAGTAAGCAAGCAAGTTCTGAGGCGTAGAGATTTCATATGGATCACCTTCTACATTATCACCTAAACCCGCTTCAGGGAAAAATGCTTCTACGACACCGTTATGTACGACCATCGCATACCGCCAAGAACGTTTTCCAAATCCGATATTGTCTTTGTCTACTAACATACCAATTTCACGAGTGAAAGTTCCAGATCCATCAGGAATGACCTCAACAAAATCTAATTTTTGACTTTTTGCCCAAGCATTCATTACAAACGCATCGTTAACAGATATACAATAAATGTTGTTGATACCTAGCCCTTCAAACTCAGGAAACAACTTTTCAAAGTCTGGCAGTTGATAAGTCGAACAAGTGGGTGTGAATGCTCCAGGCAATCCAAACAGAATAGCTCGCTTGTCTTTAAAATAATCATCAGTAGACTTTACCTCCCATCGATAAGGATTTGGCCCTCCGATATTTTCGTCTCGTACTCGTGTGTTAAATAACACGGATGGTAGTTTATCGCCTTTTCTAATCATAGTATAACTCTCCTACTCTTCAGTTTTAAAAATTTCAATGTAAGTTTTTTTGCCGTCATCGAGAACCCATTCGATCTCGTGTCCAGATTCAACTTCGAAAGCTGCAATTAATTCGTGTTTCTTTACTTGCAAATCTGTTTGAATTTCATTTAAATATGAGTTTAATTTGCCCCAAGACGATCCGGACATCACACCAACTCTGTACCTGTCAATATATTCGCTCTTTTCGGTACACCAGACATCAACAGACCCACCCATATATGGATCAGTGACATCCAAGTCGCGTTCCATCCACCATCTAGCTGGGATAGGCCCCCAATGGTTTAGGTGATATTCTAGTGTCATGGAATATGTATACCCAACACATAATTCTCCGCAACATTTTCCGCCCAATCTATGTTGTGACTACTACAGTCGATGGTTCGAATGTATCGAGACTGCTCGAATAATTCTACAACATACCCTTCACTGGTGTGAATGACTATAGCTTCCAACTTGCCGTTGGTGGACATGTGTTTCGAGATTTGTTTATTCTCATTTGATTTCATATTTTTTCCTCCAAAGATTAGGTCCCATTGTGCATCAAAATTAGATTGATAGTCTTTTGATATAGGTCTTCTTCGGCTTCCTTTTCCACTCATAATATAATTCCTAAGATGAGTGCCTCGAATGAGGCACTCGTTAGATGGGATCACCCCCTTTTGACTTGTTCTATGGAAGCGTTAATAGATGCTTGAGTTTTTTGCATCCTGTACGCCTTTCCACTTTTACCCTTCTTTGTTAAATTGCGAGCATAGTGCCCGAGTTTGTTAGAGTATTTCTTTAGTTTTTCTATATGGTATTCAACCATAGGCAAGTCTCCTTGTTTTCGATTAGTGAGGTTCACATTACGAAATTGGGACGTTCTCTCCTTATTTCATCCTTTCACGGTTTGCTTTGTTTAGAATACCGTCATCATTTTTGAAGGCATTCGATATAAATTGCCGACTAGTGCCAAAGTATTGATAAAAAAGTAACGCAGCTAAACACTCAAAAAATCCGTAGTTAATATCGAGGCCAAACAACGTGTTTAGTGTCCAAATAATTGATAGGGGTAAAACAACTACTGCACCAAAAATTGCTACCAATATTACCCAGACAGGTGTACTATCCATATTCACATCAATAATCCTCTAGATCGTCAAAGTCTTCGTCATTAATATTATTTATATCAATATGTTGGAGTTTTTCGTTTATTTTCGACCGTGCTCGGCCTTTTTTTTCTGCCAATTTCTTTTTCTTTGGAATTTCTTCATCATATGAGTCATAAAATTCTCGAAATCCTCTATAACTGTCTTTATTTTTACTTCTAGCCATTGGACTTTCCCAACTCCTCACCATTAAAAATTTCGGGAATACACTCCATTAAGAGTTTCCTTGTAATTCCCTTATACTTAAATTTTTGATCCTTAATCATCAATACAACCTTAGCTTCTTCCTCAGAAAGTGATTCAAGAAAATCAATAAAAATCTTTTCTCGTTTTAACATCGGCATATCCGGCGTTTTTTCTTTTAAAAAATAATTAAACTTTTTATAATCTGAGCCTAATCTTGTGTACCCGTAATTCTCAGGTAAATTTTGTGGCTGATATGGTGGATGACCTTCTGGAAGATCTAGTTTCCAGTTTTTGTTGAATCCCAACATAAAAAACAATTTTATTGCTGGATAAGCTGCAGTTATCTTTTTGATTGCATCTCCGCGTTTTGCCGGTTTTAAATCTGAGATGTGTTGAAATATTTCGTGAACCGTCATTCTACTTAAATCCATAGACATAATTAAAATTCCTGTAGGTGTTCCATAAGATGCTTCATCTTGTTTTTTATAAAATAGTTAAACAATTTTTCGCGACCACGTTTCGGGGCCGTTTCGAATCCGTCAACAATTTGTTCTTGAAGATCTTCTGGTATTTTAGCCAAATCAATTAACATTTGATTGCGATTATAATTCCGCAACATTTCTGTACTACAAAACTCTTCTGGAGTTTGTGTTACCCATGTATTTAGTTTCTTAGAACTTATGGGTTTTTGCCGACTATCAGTAACAAATGTATCATCCGAAGATAGAATGTTTGGTATGCCGTCGCCTCGATCACCTCTAATAATGTGTTCGCACAAAAACGAATGTGGATTAACATCTGGTTTGATAAATTTCTTGGCTATAGGACTGTACTGATCAATATTCACAAACTTCTGTAATTGCATAAAATCTTTATCGCTTGACAAAATTAATATTTTTTCTGTCGTTTCATTTTTTAAGAAGACTCCATGTCTGTGACAAAGTGTTCCAATAATATCGTCAGCTTCTGCGCCGTCGATTTGCACAACCGAATAGGGAAAGAATTCTTTAATCTCATCTTTGATCTTATGTAACGTGTCGAAGATCATTGCCCAGTCATATGGTGATGCGGATCGCTCTTTTCTGCGGCTTGCTTTGTAGTATGGGAACACTTTCTTGCGCCAATACTTCTTATCGTCAGCGCAGATCACCATCCTACCATAATCTTTGGCAAATTTTACGTTATATGACCTCAAAGCATTTGCTACCATGTGTCTTACAACATTCTCATCAACACGTTTGCTGATATCGGGTTGCATCATTAAGTTAGATATCATCACTTGATTTAGATCAACTAAAATCATTATGTATTACTCTTATAAAATTTTCAGTACTATTGTATCACAATTAAACCGGCCTGTCAAGGCTATCTCTTTTGTTGTCAACTCGGGTAAGATCTTTTTCATTTTAATCTTGCCTGCAGACAACAACTCAGGAATTACAACCTCCGGTTTTCTAAGTTTTTTGCCGACGGAAGTTTTTTCATCAATGTTTTTTAATGTAGTCCCTTTGAATGTCAGACCTTTGGCATTGTCAGTATTATACACACCAAGCAACTTTGTTTTGGTATTGTACACCCACACTTGAGACGCACCAACAACTTTTTCTATAGGTTGTCCAATTACGTCACCAAAGCTTTTAAGATACTTTACATTCGAGACGATTTGTGTCAAAGGTTTTTCTTTGATTCGTCTTTTTCGTTTGACGGGTTTATTTTCTATAGCAACTTTGTTTGCTGCAGATACAATACTGTCATACAATTCAGACAATTTCCTAAGTTCGGGCTTACGGAGATGACCATAAGCTTCTTTCATCTGTTCATCAGAACCGGATAAAGCTTCGGATATTTCACGAGACGACTCCACAAACATTTCACAAATTCTAGATAGAACAACAGAACTCAGATTTTTGGTTTTGAAGTACTTTTCCATATCATATTTTTTGGAATACCCCGAAGATCGGAAGTCATCAATTATACCTTCGATTTCTCCAGCTTCTTCACGAGCCCGTTCGAGGATCCGTTCCTGCACAGAAACTCTTTGTGGTGTATCTTTTTTATCCACATCCTCAGCCCGACGACCGTTGTAGGATAATAATTTTTCATACGACTGTAGGAAAAAATCCTCGGTAGATTCATCAGGTGACATGCCAACCGACATCATCCGAGCAACCCAACCAACTTGCGGAAGTATTTTCGATTCTGGTACGGATTTGATTTTTTCGATTTCGGAAGAATCTTTTTTCTTCTCTTTACAATAAGAGATTATAAAATCCTTAGCTTCTTTCTGACCATAACAATAATTATAGTAATTTAGTGCGTCTATCAATTTTGATTGTGTGAATTCATCGACCCAGAGAGGTTCCGAACCCATACCTAAAACTTGATTGGATCTCAGTCTTTTTGCCATACATCACCTATAAATGTCAATATGAGCGTCTTAGTAAACGCTCACTTGGGTACGTAACCTAACGAATTCGCCAGGCTGCTGATCCATAACAACTGTATTCGACACTCCATCAAACTCATAGGTTACACTATAACCTGTGATTTCAGTACGGGTTTCTGGTCGACTCTCAATCTGACACTGTTGTTCTTCGACATGCACTATGTGTTCTCGACGGCCGACCTCAACCTGAACAGTTTTGTTTCGCTGTGTATATGCACCCAAAAGCGCACCCACAGCAGCGGCCTCGTTCCTGTGGTCACCCTTAGTGATACCTCGGGTGATTGCACCACCCACCAAGGCACCCATAATAGGCGCTGCCACAGACCGTCTGGTCTCATATACGGGTTCATACGTCACTTTAGGGACAATGACATTCCGACACACTCTTTGTTGAACATATGTCTGATATTCAGACTCAATTGGGACAACTTTAGTCACTTTACCTAGAACAGCTTCAGGAATCGCAACTGGCGTAGTTGCCGCAGCGGATTCTGCTGATATTAATACCGAACTGAGGATAATTGCAGCGGTAATTGTCTTTTTCATGATTTCTCCATTGGTTCTCTTAGTTACAAAGTACATATTACGCGATTTTACCAAAAATGTCAACACTTTTTTGTATGAATTTCAGGAATACATTATATTCCTGATTTTCACGAATTTTCATCAATTTGTTGCCTTTTTTCCAGTCTTAGGACGACTTCTTCAGCTGGCATCCAAATATCCTTGCTATTTATCATTGAGGAAATTTCATTATCAGTTAGAAAGTTTTTGTAGATATCCTTCAGCAAATTCTCAGACCACAACTTTTCAGCTTGGATCTGATCGTACATTTCACCACCCTTACCAAATGTTCCACCGAGATAATTGTGAAACATAAACAACGAATGGTCAGCAACTTCGTGAGCATCAGCCGTCAAAAATATCATAGTCGCAGCTGACATACAATCACCCTCGACCGAACAAACGATCTCAGCTTTACATTCTTTCATACATCTAATGAATTGTATTGCGGTTCGAACTTGACCACCTTCAGAATTCATATGGATGATCACAACATCATTTTGAGAAAGCGACCGCAACAACTCAAAGGTTTCGATATAATTTTCAGGGGATCCAATTTCGCCGGAAATATATATCCGATGCAAGAACCCAAGGGCTATTCCTTTTTCTATTAATGATGTGTTATTGTTCGATGTCATTATTAGTCTCCATACTCACGCCATATTTACAAATGTAATACGCATCGATAATGTCGGATGACGGATTCCATTGTTTCTCTGTCATATTCAATTCATACTTTAAATCTATAGATGATTCACTTTCGAACTGTTGTTGCAAATCTTCTTTACCAGAATTACCTTTACCTGTGGCAAATTTCTTTATTGTTGTTGGAGCTATGATATCAAATTCTATACCAAAATTCCACATTCGATATTTCAACACGCCAGTATTTTCGGCAATGTTGAACACCCGACCTTTTGATCCCATCGAGTATCCTTCAATGTATGCTTTGGTTACATTATTGTCCAACATCGTGTCTAGAAAATATGATGATATTCTATCGTACCTTTGCATCTCATTAGAATATTCGAGGTAATCACCGACAACATTCTTAAACGACATTTCGTATTTTTTGATTTTTGTAAGATACCGGAAATTGCAAGTATCAAAATTCATGTTTTCGATATTTCCAGAATATATGCATATAGCTGGAGATGTCATCGAGTAGTCTATACCTGCGATAGACATTTAAATTTCTTCGTCAGAACTTTCAAATGACGACTCCCACAAATCTCCCCATCGGCCA